CTCTTGCCCGCGGCGTAGCCGGTTGTTAAAATGTTTTCCACAAGAACAAGGAGACCTTCCCATGCCCTACCCGGATAACTTTTCTGCTGGCCGCCTCGACGAGGCGCAAGGCCGCGACGACGCAGAAGCAGAACTTGCGCGCGACCGCGAAGATCTCGCGATTGAGCACTCCGCTTGGCGCACGCTCGAACGCGCTCGGCGCGAGCTGCTTCTGCTTATCGCAAGCAATGAGCTGATTAACGAGGGCCTTTCCGCGGTAATCGACGAGCTTGAGATCTGCCGAAACTCTTTCGAGACGCCCATGCGCTGGCGTGCTGAACGCGACGGCGTAGAGGTCTTTGCGCAGAGCAAGATCGCTGCAATGCTGCTTGTGCTGGGCAAATACTACACCGCGCCAAGCATCGGCTGGGCTCGCGCACGCGAGGACGGCTGGACCCTGCATGAACTTCCGCTCTAGGAGCTACAAGATGCTGATGCGGAATCTTGCCGTTCTAAGCTACGCTCAAGGCTTCACAGTCTGGGTCTATACTTGCGATAACCTCGCAAAGGCGCTGGCGCCAGATTACTTCCTCTCCGCTTGCGACATGTTTGTGCCGCTTGATCTGATTGTCATCCGCTCGAAGCCTGGAGTCGCGATACGCTACGTTGCGACCTGCACCGAAACATCTGTTATCTTGGAGAAGCTGCTCTAATGTTCACGCACAAGGAAGATATTTCTAGGTGAGCCAAGGTCGAGTCATCGACATGGCTGGGCGCAGCATTAACGAGTGGTTTGTCGTTAAGCGCGCCTACGGCGTTGGGGCAGGCACTTCAAAAGCAAAGTGGTGGGTGATTTGCCCTGCTTGCGGTGAGCAGCATTACGAGACTGGAAGCAAGCTCCGCGCTGCAGAAGAAAACCGCTGGATCATCTGGTGCCGCTCTTGCGGCTTGAACGGAGTGAAAAAATGACCCGCTTGCAAGCACTAGAGGCCGTGGCGGAGGCGGCACGCTCAGCATTGTATGTCTCGCCGGGCGCCATAGTGCGATTGGCCGATGCTTTAGACGCCCTCGACGCCCTCCCCGCCGATCCCGAGCCCGCGCGTGGGGAGGTGGTGGAGTTGGCTGTGTGGGAACACAACGACGGCGAAATCCAAATGGTGCGCTGCGACACAGAAGGCGAGGGTTACACCGATGGCGTTGGTGGATGGACCCGCCTCGGCACCACCCGCCTCCCGCTGGGGAAGGGGGACGGGGCATGATCGAACTCATCCGCCTGATAGCCGAAGCAACGACGCTCGCCGGTGGTAAGCACCCATGCGCCATCCTCGGCCACAAATGGCAGTTTACGGGAGGTTCAAACTGCGGATGCGAAGGCGTGCATCCAGACGGCGGGAAGTGGAACGGGCATTGTTCCGTGCCAGTCCATAAGTGCGAAAGCTGCGGAGATTACGATTACGGGGACAACGACGAGGCACGGACTATCCGGGGTAAATGCGCTGAAGAACTGACGGGAGGCGGGGCATGAACACCACCCCCTTTGCATCCGCCGACGAAGCCTGGTTCTGGACCGTGACTGCGCTGGCAATCCGGCATGGCGTGACCGGAATGGCCAAACGCCCCAGCCAACGCAACCTCGCACGCCCCTGCGGCCCTGACGACGTGATCCGGGCGCTGGATTTGCTCTACCGGGAAGGCAGCATCAACCCCAGCCATGCCCGCGTCCTGCGGCGCTGGGGCGAAAAGCAGGTAGCTCCCACGGCATCTGGCCAGGCCGCGGACGCGACGCTCTGGAACGAGGCAATGCAGCTTTTGGATGGCGTGCTCCGGGTCAAGGGGATTGTGGCATGAGCGGGCGGGATGTGATTGCCGATGCTATCCGCATTGAAGCCGAACAGGACTTGATCGCGGCATACGACGCCGAAAGCGTCACCGCGCGCATCCTCTCCGCCCTCGCGGCTGCTGGCTATGCGGTGGTGCCGGCGGAGCCGACAACGGGAATGCTTCAGGACGGACAGATGGCTGGGCGCAAGGCTCGCCGCCCTGCCGTTTCAGGCATGACCATTGACGCGCAAGTCCGCGCGGAGTGTGCGGTTGAAGCCGCCATCTACCGCGCCATGCTCGCAGCAGCCGGGGAGACGAAGGAATGAGCGCGTGCGACCGAATTGCCCATTACATCGCCATGCGGGATGCCATGCCTCTCCAGGAGGCGCACGACTGCATCCACGGCATCCACACTGGCACGCAATGGGAAGCCGAATTGTGCTTGTCGGATTTGCGCACCACCGTCGCAGAGGTCGCCGCGCTGAAGCGTGAGGTGGCGCGGTTGCGGGAGCAATTATTGGCCCAGCAGTGGTGGCACGACGCGGAAGAAAAGGCGCTGTCCAAACAGCCACCCGGCGCTGATCGGGATTGGCGCCGCCTGCAACACAAGGAACAGAGCAGCGCGATTTGCGCAGCCCTCGCACACAAGGAGCCGGGCGATGAAGGTTGAGGATGTGCGGGATGAGTGGCGACAGGTGGCGCGGGCGTATCGCGAGGCCGTGGATAGCCTGAACAGCGCCACCGATGAGCAAATTGCAGCGGCGGTGATCCGTCGCGCCCTCGCGGTGGCGGAGGCGGAAGAGCCCCCTCAACGCGCACGTGACGCTTTCGGCGCCTATCGCACCGGGGAATGCACTTATGCGGAGTGCTGGGCCGAGATTTGCGCCACGCTCGCGGGGAGGGTGACGCTGTGAGTGGGGACGCTGAGATCATCCGCAGGGCCGCCATCCAGTTTATGCAGGAATTGACGGATCAAAATTGGCCGTCTGATGGCGCGTGGAATGCACTTCGCGCGGCGTGCGGCTTGGCTCCTCTTCCTGCGATCCGCCGTGGAGGCGACATCAACGCCCTTCACCTCATAGCCCCTCAGCATTCGACGGACTTCAAGCCATGACCGCTGAGTGCCGCCCGCCTGAGGGCACGCCGCCCGGTTCGGTGTTCGACCTGATCCAAACCCGCCCCGGTGACGCGCATCCCATCATCGCGTGCTGGTGCGAAGGGGATGAATGGTTCTTGTGGGGAGGTCGCCGCACGATGACGCCTGCTGAGGTCGCAGCGGAGGGGTGGTGCATTGACGAGGATGGAGATCATGCCATTGGGGAGCCCCGCCATGACTGAGTGCCGCCCGCCAGATGGCACGCCGGATGGGACTGTGTGTGTGTGCGCTGCAGTGGGACGTGCTGCACGACAAAGCAGCATGGACTGGCGGTCAATGGCTGCTTCTCGACACGCAGCAAATCATGTCGCCGGAATATGCTTACGCATCTGGGCACCGCTTCCACTCCATCGCGGAGCCGCCCGCTGAAGATTCTTCGCTATGACGGTCTTGAAAGGAAGTTCTTCTAATGCGAACTCGTAAGCGCATTGCGCCAGACCTTTCAATCAACATCAAAGCTCCTTCAAAGCTTCTTACAGAAGAGCAGGCAAAGGAGATTCTTCGGAGGCATATCGAGACAGCCGAAGGCCATACCGATCTGAAGCTGCGCTCTGACGCCTCTGCTACGATTATTTGGCGCGCAGCCCTACCCGAAACACACGGGCTTTCAACTCCAATTCCACATAGTATTTGCGTAGCCCTTGGCTTCTCTCGCGTTCGAGCCTACCGCTGGACCAATGCTGACAAATAAAGAAAAAGCGCGCCGCTTTTGGAACAAACGGAAGCTTATCTACGCTCAGCTTGCAGCGCGTAGCGATCCTGCAGCGCCAGCTTTCGCGTGGAAAACGCGGTCAGAAGAGTGGGATCTTCTCCGGCATTGCCGCCGCTGGGAGCCAGCATTTACTGCTGAGATCGACGCGAAGATCCGCCGCTGGCGGCTACGGCCTGACCCTATGTCCTGGAAGCGGATCGGAGCGCGGTTAGAGATTCCCTGGGTTGTCGTGCGGCAGCGTGGTGTTGGCTTAGGCTTCCCGATTCAGCAAACATGGAAAGAAGCTTCTTATGCAACTCGACAACGATCTGCTTGGTATCTGGCTGAAGGCGGAGACGCTGATGAAGGAGGAGATTCGTTTCTTGATCGAGACGATTCAGACCCAACGGAACCAGCTTAAGCATTCCGTTCCGGTGGCGTTTGAAGCCCGCTTGCACGAGCTTGCGACTATGCCGCGGAACCGCCCCCCGCTTGGCGATTATTTTACGGTCTAGCCCCGATTTACTCTTGCCACTTCGGGGATTTTCGGCTACATTCCCCCTATAGCCAATCCCGGCTAACCCCCAAAGAGGAACCCTTCTATGGCATCCATCACCATCCAGCACGCCGAGTGGAACATCGAGCCGCGCTACGCGACCGGCCACGTGCTGAACGAGAACGAGGCTTCTGCCCTCAACCAGACCTTCTTCGAGAATATCCGCAACAACTGGGCCTCGCGGATCAAGACCGCTGCGGAAAACTCCCAGACGCTTTCGCAGGACGATCTCGATCGCTACGTGCAGGAATACCAGTTCGGCGTTCGCTCGCTTGTGAACCGCGAGCCGAAGGATCCCACTGCCGCCGAGGAGCGTCGTCTGGCTCGCGCCGCGGTGTCCGAAGCGATCCGCGCGCAGGGCCTGCGTCTCAAGGACGTGCCGGACGAGCAGTTCGATGCGTTCGTGGACTCCATCAACGATGGTCGTTTCCGTGGTCAGGCGGAGCAGATCGTCGCTGCGAAGAAGCTGGCTGCTACCCCGCTGTCTCTCGACCTCAGCGCCTTTACCGCGCCCGCGGCCGAAGCCTAAGCAGCAGAAAGAGCCGGAGGGGAAACCTTCCGGCTTTTTTCAGCTCTAATCAAAATAGGAGCCTTTATGATCCTAGTCATCTGGTCCGAGATTCCTGAAAACATCAAGCTCTTCCTGCTTCCTTCGACAGAAGAGAACCACCGCATTGCTGCGAAAGCGCACGGGCACTATCTCGGTTCGGGCGCGCAAGAGCCTGCGAAGGAACTCTGGGATATTCTCTCGAAGGAAAATCCGATCTACGATGAAGGAGATTTCACTCTTCCCGCAGGCATTACCCCGACGGAACAATATTCTCTTGTCGTTGTTTCCGGCTGCTTTCTTTGAAAGCTCTTGCGTGTAGTGTGGGGCGAGTAGTATGGTGTCTATGTCGCTTGCGCCAAAGGAACCTTAATTATGGCTAAAGACGAGCAGAATCCAGATCAAGACCGCATTCTCGTCAGAATAGACCGAGATATTCTCGATGACTTCCGGCGCTTCCACCCGCAGCACGGCGCCATCACGAAGTTTGTCCGCACAGCGATGCTTCACCATATCGACCGGCTGAAAAAGATCGAGGAATCCCTTCATGGAACTAAATCCGTTAGCGCTCAGCGAGATCCTTCAGAAGAACGCCAAGGATCTCACGGACTCTGAGATCGACCAGCTTATCGCAGGCTTCCGCGCGGAACGTGCAAGCTACTTGAGCGCTGAAGCGGCTGGAAAGCGCGCGAAGTCTTCTCCGATTTCCGACGCGGAGCGCAAAGCAAAAGGCGCCAGTCTTACTCTTGACATGCTCGGGCTTAAGAAGACCTGAGCTTTTGCCCGCTTGGCGAAATTGGCAGACGCAGCGGATTTAAGCTCCGCTTCCTTCGGAGTGTCGGTTCGAGTCCGACAGCGGGCACCAACAAAAAGGCAGCAATAAATGGCGCTTTCCCCTTTCCACCCAACTAACCCCAAGCTGCAGTTCGCAATCGACAACACCTCGATCTCTACCTTCAAGGATTGCCCGCAGAAATACTTCTACAGTATTATTTGCGGCTGGCGCTCCACCGGCACGGCTCCGCCGCTTGTCTTCGGAGGCGCGTATCACGATTGCCTCGAGCGCTATGACGCTCTACTTTGTTCGGGCCTTTCGCCGAAAGATGCTCTTCGCGATACGATCCGGCACGCTTTTAGCTTCGAAGATTTCGGCGATGATGAGCGCCGCACGCGAAGCAGCCTTGTTCGATCGCTGGTCTGGTATGCGGATCAATACGCTTCGGACGTGCTCACTACGCATACTTTCGCAAATGGCCGCGTTGGCCTTGAGATGAGTTTTAGCTTTGAACTTCCTTGGAAAGTCGCAGGCACAAACGACAGCTTTATCTACTCCGGCCACATCGACAAGCTCGCGCTCTACTCTGGTGATCTCTACGCAGTCGAACGGAAACATACGGTCTCATCTCTTGGGGATCAGTTTTTCAACCGATATACTTTCTCTGGTCAGACTTGCGGATACGTCTACGCAGGAAAGGTCGTATTCGATGTTCCTGTCGTCGGGGCTATCATCGAAGCAACTCAAGTCGCTACCAATTATTCGCGCTTCGGAAGAGTAGTCGTCCACCGGATCAATTCCCACCTCGAAGAGTGGCTACAAGATCTCAATTACTGGTCTCGCCAGCTTGAGTATTGCGCAACGCACCAGTATTGGCCGCGCAACACGGAATCCTGCTCCAAATACAACGGCTGTCAGTTCCGAAAAGTCTGCGGGAAAGACCCTGCGGTGCGCGAACTGGTGCTTAAGTCAGAATTTGCGGTGCGGCATTGGAATCCGCTAGAAACCCGAGGCGATTAAAAAAGCTCTTGCTTCAAAAAACTTCCCCGGCTACTATAGCCTACAACAACGAAGAGCAAATGATGCCTTCCCTCGAAGATTACTCACAAAATGACCCGATCAAGATGCTCGTGCTTGGCAATTCCGGTGCAGGAAAGACCGGCCTGATTGCCACCCTGGCGAAAGACTATCGAGTCTTTATCGCCGACTTCGATAACGGCCTGCCGATCCTGATGGACGAAAAAGTCCTCGCGAAGGATCTCCGGAAGAACATCTACTTCAAGAGCTTTTACGATCCGGTGAAGCCGGACGTTGCTGGGCGGTTGCTTCCGTCAGCAGAAGGCTGGAATAACTTCGTGCTGACGCTTCGTGATTGGAAGGAGTCCGGCAATTCTTTGGGCTCGATCCATTCTTGGGCCGCTTCAGACGTGTTCGTGATCGACTCGCTTACGTTCATGGGCAACGCAATTTTCAACAGCATCTTGCAGCTCGCTGGTAAGCTTGGCCAACGGCCAGACTTCACGCTTTGGGGCGCTGCAGTTGACGCGCAAGAGGCTGTGCTGGAAACACTTTTCTCCCCAGCGGTGAAGTGCAACGTGGTCATCACGTCGCATCTTCGGCTCGTTGGAGATGAAACCGCTGGGGGCATTCAAAAGCTGTTCCCCAGCGGAATTACCAAGAACTCTGCGCAACGCATCGGGCGTTATTTCAATAACGTCGTGCTCGTGCAGAAGTCTGGTTTCGGCAACAACGTGAAACGGGAAATCATCACCACAGCAACAAGCAACACTGAACTGAAAACGACTAAACCCTCAAAAGTTCCTGCGATCATCCCGCCCGATTTGGGCAACCTGTTCAATCTACTGAAGAGCACATCATGACCGACATGACCGATATCCTCTCTCGCCCCGCTGGTTCGATCGAAGCGCCGAAGCAGCTGCCTCCTGGGCAGTATCTCTTTCGCGTGCTGGAAGGCCAGACGAAGAAGCCCGACGGCACCCCGCTCATGTCCTCCACTGGCAACCAAATGGTTGTCTTCCAGTGCCAGGCTGAGTCGCCGATCAGCGTGGATGCGGACCTCACCGGGATTGAGTTTCCGATCCGTATGCCGCTGCGTTTCGCGCTGACGCCGAAGACCGCTTTCCGGTTCCAGACGTTCCTCGTGGATCATCTGCGCCAGGGTGCGGACGGCGCTTCGCTGGCTGACCTCATCGGCACCGCCACCGGAAAGCTCTTCCGCGGCACCGTGACGCATGAGGCAAGCAACCAGCCGGGCAACAACAATCTCTACGCTTCGCTGCGTGAGACGTTCCCGGCTGAATAAACCGCGCTTGCGCGCTGGCCTGGGCACGCCATAAAAAGGCCCAACCCCTAGCAACAATAAGGTTTTCCTGGTGCTAATCTCTATCGAGCTGATCGACGTTCCACCCGAGCGCCAGCGGAAAGACCTTGGCGATATCAACTCCCTTGCGAATAGCCTTGCGTCTTCGATCGGGCAGATCACGCCGATTGTCGTTGCAGAAGCTGAAGGCCGCTTCACCCTTATCGCAGGTGAACGCCGCCTTACCGCCGCAAAGAAGCTTGGCTGGCCTTCTATCGACGCAGTTTTCAAGTCGGATCTTTCCGACTCCGAGCTAGTCCTTATCGAGCTTGAAGAAAACATTCGGCGGAAGCAGCTGGAGTGGCAAGAAGAAGTCGCCGCGGTTGCGAAATACGCGCAGACGCTGAAAGCCCCGAACGAAGCCGTAGGTAAGGCTCTTGGTCTTCCCGGCCAGACGGTCAGCCGGATGATTACCGTTGCGGAAGC